GTATTAGAATTATAGGTTCCTAATCCTATTTCAAAATTAGAACCTTCTTCAATAGCATAATATGTTTCAGTGCCATTCCCAAGAGCAGAAAAGTCTTGAAAACCGCTTGAGGAAAAAGAGACATCAAGATTGATTGTCCCTGAGCCGGTAGTAGTTGTACCTTGCTTTACTCTATCTTTTATTCTTAACGCCACTTTACACCTCGTGATTTATTAAAAAAAGCCGCCCTCAGCAACGCCAAGGTCACTAAAGGCGACTTATTATAGTCAAACTCTAAAAGAGTCTATCTTAGAATGCACCAAGAAGAACTCTTCTATTGTCCAATACAGCGAAGCCGTGTTCAGCCCAACCGTACATACCAGCGCGTTTCTGTCTGTGAAGAGTATCATCTTCAAAGATCTGAACTTCCTGACGTACAGGCATTACAAAGCTATCGTTGCTTGAAAGATCAAGACCAACTACGATCTCTTTCTTGGAGCCCGGTAATGAACCACCAAGATCATTTTCGTAGTAAAGTTCGTATTCTTGACCTTCTCCGAGTTCATCAATGTCATGTAGATTTACTTGGAAGATACGGCTCAAGAGTCCACCTTCACGAGTAATCAATTCACGACGTGTGATGTCATCGACTTCATCAACACCCCAGTTACGAATGTCTTCAAGACCTTCAGGGCTGAGGTAAAGATCGGTCATTTGGCCACGATTAACAGAAGAACTGTTACCGCCACCATTACGTCTCATGATGGTCTTCATAAGAGAAACAAGTCTCTTGCTGAAGTAACCAGCAGTAGCATCAGCATCATATACCAAGATATTTCTGTCAACACCAGCACTCAAAATAGTGTGCCATCCGTCGTCATTCATTTTCTTAGTGAATTGACCCTGAAGTACGTCCATAGCGCGACCTACAACGTCCCAACGAGCGTCACGAGCATATTTCAACAAGAAGTCGATAGATGCGCCAACGTCATAAGTTGGAACCATTACGTAGTCACCTTCAACGTGACGTTCTGGAATACGACCATGGTTAGGGATAGTATAGGCTACGAAATCCTTTTCTGTTCCCGGTGCGATGAAGTCCAATGGGAATTCAGCGCTTGCACCCGGAGCAAGACGGACAGCTTCGTAGATACCATCGAGGATATCGCCACTCATAACCCCTTTGCGAAGAGGAAGCTCAAGAGCTTTAGCAAGTTCTGCTGTAGCTGCAAGAGATTCGTCCTTAACCAATGAACCAGCTTGGCGAAGCACTTGGTTCATCTCAGGAGTTGGATTAAATAACTCTCTAGTCATTTTGAAAATCTCCTAATTATTAAACGATGTTAATTTCTACTTTAGCGTAGTCGTCTGCATCTTTAGCAGAAAGGAATCGACCAATCTGGACACTACCAGCAACTGTGGTGATTTTAGCATCAGCAGTAAAGTATGCTTTTGCACCAGCAGCTGGAGTTCCAGCAACATTATCAGTTACAACTGTACCACGACGTAGCAAAAGAACTTTTCCGCCCTTTTGTACTTCGTCTTTAGCAAAGTTGATGTGTTGACGTGTAAGATCAAGATCTACAACGTCATTCAAAAGTAAACCAGCAGGATTATCGCCAGTACCAGTAGCTACAATAACTTTGGCATTAGCGTCATCCATACTTGCTCCAGAACCATCAGAACTGTGTGTAACGATTTGGCCACGAGTGGCTGTTTCGTCCATGAAGAAACTGAGGTCTGTGAGGTGTTCAACTCTATCAGGTTTAAGTGCCATTTAGCTCTCTCCTCATAATATTATTTATTAAAAACGTAGGAATCTACCCAATTGCGAAGACTTGCACGAGTCTGTTCTGCTTCATCTACAACTTCGATTTCAGAAGCAACAGTTAAGTCAGCTTCTTCTTCTACAGATGCAGTTTCAAGAACTTCTTCATGAATTTCTTCGGCTTCAGCTTCTTCAGCTTCTTCAGCAACATCTTCTGATGCTTCAATAGCTTCTTCGGCTTCTTCTTCGCCTTCAGCAGCTTCAGTTTCTTCAACTGCAACTTCTTCTGGCTTAACACTTGCAATAGTAGCAAGTACTTCTTCAAATTGCTCATCTGAAAGTGAGGCAAAAGTTTCAAGCTTGGCTTCAACCTGATCTTCAGCAATACCTGCTTCAACTAAGGCTGCGGCTCTCGCATTACGCTTCTCCTGTTCTTTCATCTCAGCGATTGCGGCTTCAGCTGCTTCTTTAGCTTCAGTCAACTCAGCGATTGTTGCTTCAAGAGCTTCAATCTTTTCTGCGTCTTCTTTAGTTAAGATTTCAGCCTGTGCCAATGCTTCACTCAAAGTTTCAACTGTCTGAGTTAACTCAGTAGCTTCTGCTTCAAGCTTCTCAACGTTAGCCTTAGAAACTTTTTCAGACAACTCTTTAACTTCAGCTTGTGAAGTTGCAAGAGCTTCTTTAAGTTCCTTGACTTGTTCGTTCAAGAAATCACTTGACATAAGAATCTCCTTTTCGGAACCTGCGTTAGAAAGAATATTTTGTTCTATTCTAACTGATACACCATTTTTGTTGGAAAACAGGTTTTTTGACACTGAAGCGCCTGCAAAATCAAAGATCTCATCATTATTAAAAATGACGCTTTCTGGATTCGCTGGCTTTTCAACAAAACCCTTTCCGGAAAAAGTTATGTTTCTTAAGAGTCTACCGACTTTGTGATCTTGGAATACTCCACTTCCACCATAGGCTCTCAAATGCCTTGTTAGAAACGCGGTATCTTCATTTCTGGCTACAATATGATTATCGCCTGTAGGATCTTGTACAGCATAATCAAAACCACGGAAGATACACTCCATAGAAACATACATTTGTCCCGCTTCTATTTGTCGTATCAAATTCTCTGCTCTAGTTTTATATTCAGGGTCTTGCCACTGTCTATAAATAACAGAAGATACTAAAATATGAAGAGGGTCTGGAAGCTTATCGGCAGGTGTTTCGTCAGCAATGGCTTTAAACTCATTGTCAACTGCCCAACCACCAATTATGCTACCAACTATTTTCTTCTCATCATGCTCAAGATTAGCTGGCTTATATCTAGGCGTGTCTTTTGCCGCCCAGACTTCTTCTTTGCCAAACACATCATCATTTCTGTTCCAAGACGATGTTACTAAAATAGAGTACACATGATATACATCATCATCATTTTGTCCGGCTTTAGTTAAAAACTCGGAAACGTTGTTGAGGCATGTTTCATGAATACAAGAATTAGTATCAGCGATTTGGAGTTGAGATGCATATGCTATTGATGCATTTGCTTTGATAACTTCAGCAATGCCAGCATCTTTCTCAGCTTGGTATGTGATAATTTTACTCATAAGATGTTACTCCTTACTAAAGGTTTACACCAATTTACCATTTTTTTCTTGGAAATATGTGTAGTAAGAAGCTCGAATGCTTCTAATCTCCTCGATGCCAAGGCGACGACCCACTTTTTCTGATGCTTCAGAAACCCAAGTATCACATTCATTATGAATAGATTTGCAGTTCATTCCCTCTTTAATTGCAGTAGCAACGGACACTTCTGTTACTTCACAATTAGGAGGAAGAGAACAAAGGATTTCAAACTTAACCTTTTCTGCTTTTGCATTTTGTTCTGCAGTCAGGCTTCTCATATTTTTCTTATCAAAGTCTTCAAGTAACACAGGATTAATAATCTTAGCAATCTTATCTTGTGCTTCACGAGCCCACAACTCAGTAGTTGCTTTCAAGGCTGGCTTAAAGGTTCTTTCTTGGCGAGGAGCTTGATCTCTTGAATTTTTAGGTCTCCCTCGTTCTCCCGGACCATTTGTAGGAGCTTCAACTTTAGGTGCACCATTCTTTGGTTTTGATCTCATTTCAAGAGCAGACATTTCATCATCAGATTTTGGTTGTAGTTTCAAACCAACTTGAGATGGAGTAGCAACACCGGTTTGCAATGCAATCTTTTCTTTAGCAAAGTCTTTATCAACTGAGTGGTATGGACTAACTTTTTCTTGCATTGCGCCTCTATTTCTTTGTTTAGTTTCGTTCTCGATTCTCTTCTTCTCAATATTAGGCTTAGCCTTGACTTGACGCTGGACAAACTCATCGCTAATAATATTTCTATCAGCAAGATTAATCATTAACTGCATCATAGAAGCCGGATCATCTAATTGCATGAAATCAAACTCTACTTGAGCTGGCTGTCTAAAGCCCATTGACTTCTGAACAATCTTAATCTGCTCATCCCAGAATTTAAGAAGAATACTTCTAACATAATTCAATCTCTCTGTAAGTGTTTTGAGAGAAATAAAGTTATTTGTAGTTCCGCTAGCACCGAATGTTCCAGTAAGTGTTGGAGGAATACCAAGACAAGAATAAATAGACATCAAGGTAGGTCTATACTTTTCTTCACCTAAGAATCTTTGAACGTCGGTTCCTGTTTCTAATAACTGAATATCTGGACCCCATACAATGTCCATCGTACCTCCGCCAGTATTGGCGCCAAGTATTTCACCAAGTGCTGATGCGGCAGTCGGAGTAGGGGCAAGCTTATGGTCTAAGTCGCCAAGTTTCCAGACACGAATCTTATTAACAGCACCATCAAGTGCGGCCTTGTCTGCTAACTTAAGCTTTTCATAAAGAATAAGATCATCAAAACAAGCATAGGTCATAGGATCTGCCCAGACTTGCCAATCATCTTTCTTATAGAAATAAGTAAATGTCTTTTCAGGTGGTAATAAAATACCATTACCATTTCTTGAGTCAAGAAGCTCTTCTGGAATCATATCAAGCATAACTTTTTCGTTAGCTGTTCCTGAGTTTCTAATTTTCTGTAAATCTCTTTTCATATTTTTTGGAAGGTCCATTTTATATGAGAAGTGACCAGAAAGAGGCGCGAGAGGACCACCAACTACATCAAGTAG